TTTGGGTTCCCGCGAACAAATAAGATTTGGTTTCTTTTTGCTCTTTGGCTTTGGGGGGCTTAAAAAGAGCTTGCATAATCAAGCTTGTCGCCACTGCAATCACGACCTGTATTAATATCTGCACTGGATTGCCTCCAGCTATCTGGGGCATAATGTGAATGTTTTTTATTTTTTTAGGTAATTTAGACTCTAGTTCTTTTTTGCTTGTTAAGTATTCGTCGTCAACCTGAAAAGTATAATATTTAAATTTTTCACTATTTTCTGCCAAGAACTTTGTGAACTTATTAGTGTTGGCCTCAATTGCACAAAAAATCTCTTGAACAGAATCCACCTCTAAATCCCATTCTTTACCAAGGGATTCTCCTAATTCGCCATGCAGAAAAACTTTCTTCATTACAAGAGACCTTATTCTAAGTATACACCTAAATCACCCTATAAACAGAATGAATCCTATCATTAAGCTCTTCGCTTACGTGGCTTTTTCTTGATAAGAAATTGCCTTCATGGTGCCAGATTTCGTCGTCTCCGCAAAAAACCCCAAAATGAGAAAATAAACCGTCAATTTCAAACAAGATTAAATCATGCTCTTTTATTTCTTCTTTTTCGTTTATTTTTTTAAACCCATTAGCCTTGACGAATGTTTTAATGATTTCTATTGTTTTCTTTGAGTAAGCCTGTCCGCTTTTCATTAACGCAAAGTTTAAATCAAAGTATTTTATGTAACCTTTTGAAAAATAATAATCAACAACAAACCTAAAACAATTCTGAACATCTGGAATATAGGTCCTGTCCTCTAGGCTAGGGATTTTATAGTTTTTGGGAAAATGTAAATAAAAGCTTTTATCCTTCAAACTATAGATATAAAAAGGCAAACACCAATTTTCTGACGAAATTTTATCGTACTCGGAAGGATTAGAGCTTGATATAATATGAGAATGATAAATCGAGCACACCTGCAAGCCTTTTGACTTTTCGACATAACTTTTAGGGGAAATTTCGAAAAAATTTTCTTTATCAAAATGAGTATTTTCGCAAGGAATTACCTGGAGCTCCTGGAAAGCGTTTAACCCAATTAAACCACAGCATTCGTTTTTAGTTTCATGTTCGGCATGTGTTTTAATTAACTTTTGTATGAAATTAAGGTCAGACATAACCAAATTTATCTGTCCCAGGAAAGCCGCCAAAAGGCATGCCAAGCGTACAACCGCTAAATCTTAACGCGCAACCACCTATTGTTTTACTGCACTGATCTTTAACCCAATTAGAAAAGTCGGCCCTTGGGTCGCTTCCTGACACATTGTAATGAGGGAAAGCTACTCCGTTTATTTCTGTAACAGATCGGCCAGTTGGCTTTGCTACAAAATACGCAATAATATTTGGATCAGAAGAGAATCCGTCGTAACGTGAAGACTCCGCGCCAGGAATATAAACATAATCTCCGCTTAAATAAATTCCAGTAGGATTAAATAAGCCAGAATAATGAAAAGGGTCTTTATTTACTTCTCCCATTTCGTCTAATGCGTTCCAAGCAATATTTGTATTCAAGGCTTTGTCGTCGTCAACTTGGTCGAGCCAATAAGAGCCACTGCTATTAATGAACATTTTGTCCGTTTGGTCTGCTCTTGGAATACCTGCCGCGGCCGCGGGGTCACTGGGGAAAGTTACGGCGGGATTTAAATAGGAGTTTCCGTATCCACATCCATGCCCTCGGTAAACCCAATTACAATAGTTACTAATTACATGTCTACTTGGAAGCTTAACGGTGTCCATTTCTAACGGTGACACCAGCTCGAACTCAATGGTATTTTTATCTTCTGCCGTTTTTTGATTGATTATAAACTTATCATCTGGAAATCTTGAATTTGCATCTGGATCCCCAAATGGGTTTTGGTTGTTGTGAAAATTTTGTGCGTCTAGATACTTTAAAAAAATTCTTCTTCTGATGACCTCTAGGCCAACAAAATCATCTTTTCCTTGGATTATATCTGACACAAAGCCGTCAACATTTGCTATTCTTAGCTTTGGCCTCGGCAAGGTTCCGTCTCCCTTTATTTCAACAGAGTCCATCTCCAGTGGGATTGCCTTATAGGTTTTCCCATCATGATAAACGTCTCCATTTAAAACTTTTCCAGGATGAAAGTTATAAGTTCCAGCTCCATATTTCTTAGCGTTAACCTCAAACAGTTCTAGTATAGTTGTTGCTTGAAGGTCATGAAGCTGTTCTTGTAAGTTATAAGTTGTAACCCCTGTTTCTAGCGGGGAAATTATTAAATCAGTTGTTGTGTCTGTTGGCATATTATAGTCCCTTATGTATGCAGGGCGCTAGAGATAAAACCAGCGTAGCCCCTATTACTACATCTTAACCCAAAATCGGCAATTTTACATTTTTTATCCGCCTCATGCTCCGCGGAAATAATCTTAAGCCTGTAGTATCTAAATTTTTCGTAATTATTAATAGGATATGCTCTGATTAGACCAGGCACAGAAACATAGCTTTTGTCATTTGTCACCGCTCCATCTGCGCCTGCGTCTGAGGCTGATTTGGTCTCCAAACTTGTTGGCAAGCTTTGCTTTGGTACGTCGTTGTTAACAATATGTAAGACCTTCCAGTCTGTATCGTTTGGATGATCTTCTACGTTTGTCGCCTCAAGCCTCCAAGATGTAGGGGCGTAGACCTGGGAAAACATCGCTTGTGCGTTCGCTTCGGTTGCGTAATGCCCTGTACCCGCTCCCGCACTGGCTATAGTGTAAGACTCCACTTTTTGCCGATCATTCTCATGGCCGCCAAAATCGTATGTTAAAAAATAAGGAAATCCGTGGGTTTCAAACAAAACATAATCTGCTGGCCCTATTGTGGATCCGCCATCATTTGCAGTTGCGTGAATCGTTTGGTTAAAAGCTTTCCAAGCGGGATACTCTGTGTTCACGGCCTCAGCGGTATCCATTTTATCCGCTCCGATGCTTTTTAATCCGCTCATGGAACCTAAAATCGTAAGGCCTCCTGTTGATGACTGTGAACCGTGAGCCTCTCTTGTTGTTGCGTTTCCGCTGCATCTTGCAGTTAGGTAGTTTCCAATTCCGATTGTGTTTCTATATAGTTCTGAGCTTTTTGCGTCAGTGTCTGTTCTTTGTCCGCCACTAATACCCATGCCTGAAGCTGGAATATATCCTGTTCCCATAAATCTTAATCTACAACCATTGGTTTGTATACTTAACCCGCCACTACCACCATAGCCATAATTCCTTGGCTCCTGATATCTGTCAGAGACCATCTGTACGGGGTGCTCGCCGTTTCCTCCGTCTTGTCCCCAGCCGCCGCCATGCCCGCCGTAGCCTCCACCGTTCCAAAGCTGTTCTGTTTCGTCTGCCATAACGACGCTTGGGTTATCGTATGACTTGACCTGGAGAGTGCCTCTTTCGCTTGACCAATTAAAACCAGCGCCTCCTAAACTTGCTTGCTTCTGTATGATATTCTGTCCTCTTGCGATTCTTATTGAAGATTTTTGTCCAGGGCGCGAAGCGGTTGTCTTTGCAGCCCAAGCTGGTTGATTAGTATCTGCTAGGTTTAAATTTCTATATTTGCCATTTGGCCAAGCCCCATTGCCACCAGCGGCAGCGTCTTGTACGTTTGACTCACCACCATTAGTATTAATTCCAGCGCCTCCTCCGCCACCACCGCCAGCTCTTACTTCTTTTAATTCTGTTTGACTAGTAGAGCCAATCCCGACGCTCTTGCTACCTCTTGACCGCAAGGGATTTAAATGGCGGCGACCGAGAGAGTCATCACTGTGCTTTATATTATTAAACCTCACGCCTCCCTGGCCTCCTCCGCCACCACCGCCAAAAATACGACCATAATCGTTCACAATCTCTATTTCCTGGCAAGTAACTGGTGTTGAACTTTGCCCGTACGAAGGGTGAACTGCAAAAGCAGTGCCTCCACTCCCCCCATTAAAAGGACTAACGTTCTCTGTGCCCGCATATCCACCTGGCAATAAATATTTTCCCTCACAAGAACCAGAAGAGGCCCACAAAGAAACTGGGCCAACTCCTTGCAATTCATGCACAGACCCAACTCTAGATTGCCACGGCTCCATAGTGGGCTTAGACTCGTCTAATCTAGTAGATAGAGCAAAGGCGAAATCTGTTTTTCTCATGACGCTCGCGCCTCGACCTCCAGCGCCTATGATCTGCGCCCCGTCTTCCACAACAAGTCTTAGTTTTAGACTTGTGCCATCTTCGTAAGGCCCCGTTTGTAAAGCTGGAACCTCAGGATTATTCGAAGAAACTATTGCTCCAGCTTTTACCGTACACACAATACCTGTAAAATTATCGCAATTCGTCAGTCCCAAAGCTGTTAGCGCGCCAGTTGCAAGAGTGCTAATATTTAATTGATTACGAACAACCCCTCCGCCAATCACAACTGGCAGTGCGGATGCCGCAGGGGTAACGGAAACTGCGCTTGAATACGACTCATTAGTATCGAACGCACAAGTTGCAAAAGTCCTAGCAACAGAGGTGCCCACGCCCACGATGTCACAATTGCTTGCGCCAACTTTATAATGATAAGTCGTTCCTGGCGCGACAGGCTCATGAGTAAAAACGTTTGTTCCCGTAGACAGTCCCGTTAAAAGCATGTCATAACTAGACCCTCCATCAGTAGAGTAAAGAACAGAAACACCCGTTATTGTCCTTGGTTTCGGCAGGTCCCATTTTCCAGTTATTGCTGCGCGCTCGGGAACTTGTTTAACCGCAACTTTAATGGGCGCCGCTGGAGCTGCGTCGTGAACTGCTTCGCCAATCAAGTCTAATTTTAAATTTCCACTTGGATCATCAAAGAAAAACTCGTCAGTTGTGGATACAATTAAAGCGCTTTCCTTTACACCTCCTACTTGAGGTTCGTCCGTGTACATGATTCTGCCTTTGGAAAAACTAATCCTATCTGCTACAGCACTTGTGCTTGCGCCGCCAAGGCCAGCGTTTTCACCAATTTGACCCGTATGCCCCGTTGTGGAAAAGATTATATCAAACTGGCCGCTTTCACCAGGAGCAAGATTATAAGTAATGCCAGAAGAGTGAACGTTTGAAACCCTATCGTCATTAGGATGCTCAATTCTAAAAAGGCCGCTAGCCGCCTGGCTTCCAGATAAGGCTAAAGAAGTTTTAATGGTTTGGTCGCCACTATTGCAAATATGCATCCCTGTTCCACTTGAAAACCCAGTCATAAAGGCCCCAAAATTTATACCAGTAGTCGGAGCATACGTTTGGAAACCAAAGTCACCCCCATCATAAGGGGCGTAAATTTCCCTGCGAGAGTTTACAAGCAGAGTCTTGAAGGCTCTAGATTTTTTTGACAAATCTAACGGATTTTGCTCAAACTTTAACTCAAAAGAGTGATTATCGTCAAAGACATAATTATGCCTCCATCTTTCACACACAAAGCTTAACTGTTTATTGTGAGGATGCGGAGGCGTGAACTTAAAAGTTTGATATGCCTGCTTGCTTAATAAAAACTTAGAAATAGCAACTGCTTCTTCGTTTGATCGGCCTTGTAATATTACATTTAGCTTTAAATTTGTAGTGTTGATTCCGTCGTTAGATCTTTGGTTAAACTCATTATTAAACTTGTTATTAGCAAATCTTATTTCTGTTATTTCATTAGAGACAGTAGAAGGCTTGAACAGAAAAACATCGTTAGTCCACAAAGTTCCATTGCCACTAGGGCTATTTAAGATACTGGCAGTCGTGCTTGACGCGCCAGTATAATAATAATAGCCGTCACTACCGCTTAACGAGCCAAGTACTCCGCCGCTGTGATAAACTGTATCATAAAGAGAATAAGTTTTTCCTACCTCCCAAAGCCCGTTGGTATTTCCGCTTGAAATAAACCTATTCATCCAGTCTGTTGAACTGGTATGCTCGTTTGCAAACGTAGTGCTTATTGTATTGACATCGCTAAAAGAAGTATTAATCTCATATCCATCACAAAAATATTCATCTTTTTTGTCATAAGGATAAAATGACTCGAAAGTAAGTCCTGTCACTCCAGAAATCGCACCGCTTAACGCTGGAAAAGAATGACTTTCTAGAAAGTTTGATATAGCTCTTGTTTCTTTATCATTTCTTCCATTAAAACTTAAGCT